CTATTGAGGATAGAGCTAAGCAACTTCCGACACCATCGGGATACCGCATTCTGTGTGCAATACCGCAAGTAGAAGAACAATTTGATGGCAGTGAGTTGTATAAGCCTGACGATTTAATCAAGAAGGACGAGATTTTATCTACGGTTTTATTTGTAGTTGAGTTAGGTCCGGACTGCTACAAAGACGACAAACGTTTCCCCAACGGCCCATATTGTAAGCCAGGTGATTTCGTTTTAGTTCGCCCAAACGCTGGTACTCGCCTTGTCATTCATGGCAAAGAGTTCCGGATTATCAACGACGATACGGTAGAAGCAGTGGTCCAAGACCCACGTGGCATAACCCGTAAGTTCATTTAAGGAGGCCCCAAATGGCTGAATTTGAAAAAGAAGATTTTGCATTTCCTGATGAAGCACCTGCAAAGGTAGAGATTAAAGCCAAAGATGCTGGCGATGATTTTGAATTTATTATCGAGGATGACACCCCACCAGAGGATCGGAATAAAAAACCGATGCCTGAAGAAATTGTTAAGAAGCTAGAAGCTGATGACGATGAAGAGTTAGATGACCTCAAAGCGCAAAAAGAGCGTTTAAAGCAATATAAAAAGGTCTGGAATGATGAGCGTCGTGCTAAAGAAGCAGCTATGCGTGAGCAACAGGAAGCCATTGCACTTGCCCAAAGGTTCGTTGAGGAGAACAAACGCCTCAAAGAAATCCTTAAAACTGGGTCAAAAGAGCTAACTGAGTCTACAAAAGCGGCCGCAAAAGCCGAAGTTCAAGAAGCAAAACGTGTTTATAAAGACGCAATTGAGTCTGGTGATTCAGAAAGAATCGCTGAAGCACAGTCTGAATTAATGAAAGCGCAGATTAAATTTGATAGTGCTAAGAAATTTAAACCAAATATTTCTTTACAATCAGAAGAAAATGCGGTAAAAAGTCCTCAAGTGGAACAACAGCGNCCTAAGGTTGACCCAAAAACTCAATCTTGGCTGGATGAAAATCCATGGTATGGCTCCAAAAAAGCTATGTCAAACTTTGCTGTTGGGGTTCACGAAGAGTTAGTTGATGAGTACGGTGCCCATGTGGTAGGTACAGATCAATACTTCAAGCACATTGACAAAACAATGCGCAGAAAGTTTCCAGAGTACTTTGAAACCCTGGAAGGTAGTCAAGCTGAGCCAGATCGGGAGCCCCAAACGGCCCCTGCAAAAGCGAAGCCCAGCACGGTTGTAGCTCCGGCGACTCGTTCTACGTCCTCCAAACAGGTACGTTTAAAACAGACGCAGATGGCCTTAATTAAAAAATTGGGCCTAACGCCCGAAGTATATGCTCGTGAACAACAAAAATTGGAGGCTTCAAATGGCTGAAAAAAGATTGACCCGTGAATTAGATAGTCGTGAATTGGATGTGCGCCCTTCGCATTGGGCACCGCCAGAACTCTTGCCCGAACCAGACAAACAGGCAGGATATGCGTATCGATGGATTCGTGTTTCATCCTTAAATAATGCTGACCCACGTAACTTATCTGCCAAACTCAGAGAAGGTTGGGAACCAGTTAAGGTTGAAGAACAACCCAAGTTTCAAATGCTAGTCGATGCCAATAGTCGTTTTAAAGACAATATTGAAATCGGTGGTTTGTTGTTATGCAAAACTCCAGAAGAGTTTGTGAAGCAGCGTAATGATTATTACAGCAAGCAAGCACAAGCACAGACGGATTCTGTTGACAACACTCTTATGCGTCAAAGTGACCCAAGGATGCCTCTCTTTAATGAGCGGAAATCTACGACTAGCTTTGGCAAAGGTAGTTAAATTTTATTAATTTAGGAGTTAAATAATGGCTTATCCTATTGTTAGCGCTCCCTATGGCTTTAAAGCAGTAAACCGTGTGGATGGCTTGCCATACGCCGGTGCGATCCGTCAGATTCCTATTGCAAGCAATTACAATACTGCAATCTATAACGGTGATACTGTTGTTATCGTCAATGGTGGCACAATTCAATCCGCTGGCTCTGGCGCAATCACTTCTGGTAATCCAGTTGGTGTTTTCGTTGGTTGCCAATATGTCAATTCCACAGGTCAAACAGTTCAGGCACAGTACTACCCAGGTACATCTGTGACTAGCGCTATTGCTTATGTAGTTGATGATCCTTTGGCTGCATTCAAAGTAGCTGTTGCTTACGCTAATGGCGTAGTTACAACTGTTACTGCCGCTGCTGTTGGTACAAATATGTCCTACAACATGGGTACTGGTTCTACCACTACCGGTGATTCTGGCGCATTTGTCACTGCCGCATCCGGTGCGAATACATCTTCCCTCCCATTCCGTGTGATCGCTGTTGTTCCTGATACAAACGTTACTGCCACGACTTTCTGCGAAGTTATCGTGAAAATTAACACACATCAGTACAACAACCCACTCGGCACTAACTTAAGCTAAGGAGTATTTTAAATGGCTATTTCTCGTGCCCAACTACTAAAAGAGTTGCTCCCAGGCTTGAACGCATTGTTCGGTTTGGAATATGCTCGCTATGGTGAAGAACATAAAGAAGTTTATGAAACAGAGACTTCTGAGCGTTCTTTCGAAGAAGAAACCAAATTGTCAGGCTTTAGTGCTGCCCCAGTTAAAAACGAAGGCGCACCGATTGCTTATGACAATGGTCAAGAAGCATGGACTGCTCGATACAACCATGAAACAATCGCTCAGGGCTTTTCTCTGACCGAAGAAGCAATTGAAGATAACTTGTATGACTCTTTGTCTGCTCGTTATACTAAAGCGCTTGCTCGTTCCATGGCTTATACCAAGCAAGTTAAAGCTGCTGCCGTATTGAACAACGGCTTNACTTCTGGTTACAACGGCGGTGATGGNGTTCCTTTGTTCTCTAGCGCACACCCATTGGTTTCTGGTGGTACCAACAGTAACATTCCTTCTACACCTGCTGACTTAAACGAAACTTCTTTGGAAGCCGCCGTTATTCAAATCAGCTTGTGGACAGATGAGCGTTCACTTTTGATTGCTGCTAAACCACGTAAGTTAGTTGTTCCTCCTTCACTCCAGTTCGTTGCAACTCGTTTGCTCGAAACTGAACTCCGTGTTGGTACTAACGACAACGACATCAACGCACTCAAGAACAACGGTTCTATTCCAGAAGGTTATGCAATTAACCATTTCTTGACAGACACCAATGCTTGGTTCTTGACTACTGATGTACCTAACGGTATGAAGCACTTCGTTCGTGTTCCTTTACAGAACTCAATGGACGGCGACTTCGACACCGGTAACGTACGTTACAAGTCTCGTGAGCGTTACAGCTTCGGCTGGTCAGATCCGCTCGGAATGTACGGTTCTGCAGGTGCTTAATAAGCCCTAAATCAAACGTAAATCAGTTTGGACCCCGCTCAAAAGGCGGGGTTTTTCTTTTCTGTGTAGTGGTGAATGCGGTGACAATTAGCGCATAGGACTATGCATTTTTTAATTTCTTCATATGCTCTTTTATATTGAGCATTAGATACGTAGCGGTTTACGTTACCTTCTTTTGTAGTTGGGTCTTCGTGGTGAAAATCTAGTGCGGCGTGGTGATTAAAACCACATTTAGCGCATTTAAGCGTAGCCTTAAATTCGTCCCACTCACCCTTTAACTTTTTACGCCGAGCATTAATTGCTTCTCGACGTTTGGCGTAGTTACCAAGATAATAATTACGGCTGTATTCCTTGTGTTTGCTTTTTCTTACGTTCTCGTCTTTGTATGGCATCAGGATCTACCTTATATTTCCAATAACAAGCGTTTTTGAAAGACCACGGATTAGCCGGAGTATACATCTTGAACCCACAGGAGATTAAAGAATTAGATGATGCTGGATTATTTGTTGTATCAGTAATACACCAATTCCATCCAAGTTTACGTGCTTGCATAAGACGAACTTTGATTAATCTTTTTTGCAAGCCGTGGCCATTAAAGCCTTCCATAACTCCAGCTCTACAGAAATAACCGGTGTCGCTCCACCTCGTTGATCTGACCAAACCCGCAAAACCAACGGGCTTCCCACACTCTGTGTATGCTACCCACCAATGACCTCGTGCTGTGTCGTATGGTGTATCTTGAGGAAGAATTTTTCGCTGAAGAAACCCAAGTGTGGTTTGTATGGATGGAATTCGAATGTCTACCTTCTTCACTGTGAATTTCATGAATCATATTCCTCCGATTATTTGGTGGGGGTGTTGCGCAACAAAAAGCTTGAGCCTCCCCAAACCTTACCCCCGTTAATTATTTTACCTAAAATCCTTGCACAATCCTAAAAAACAGGTAAACTTATGGAAACTGGGTGAATGACCTGTCAAACTGCCCCAGCAGACGCATACACGATTGACGGGTTGATCTTTGTATGAAGGACAATTTGTTATGACAACAGCAACCACATCGTCAGTATGGCGTTCAACTGGTGGAGATCAAACTCGCACCGCAGGCGCAGGATCCATGAAAATGGCTCTGCCTTTCTATATTGCTAACGCAGCAGCCTCTGCTAACGTAGTAGTATCTTCTTCTTTGGCTAATTCTGCAGTTATTCTGCCAGCAAATGCCGTAGTTACCAGCGTTATTATTAACACTACTGGTACAGGTAATATTAATATGGGCTTTACCCCATTATCTGGTGTAGGCCCTGGCCAAACCACTGTTCTTGGTACAAACGTACCAACAGGTATTTTATCTAATGCACTAGCAACAACTCGTACAGCTATTTCTACTAGTTCAGCTACTGCTGGAGCAAACATGGGTGCTGTAGCTAACGCAACTAACTTAGTTGTCATTACTTCTGCTGCTAACAGCTCTGCTTCTGGTACTGTATCTGGCTGGATCGAGTACTTTGTAGCTGACGCTATCTACGGCGAAGAAGCAGTTTAATTAATCTTACGGGTTAGGGTTTTCCCTAACCCACTTAAATCTTTAGGAGATTAATTATGACAATGCAATATGATATAAAGTCAGCGCATATAACTCAGTCTGGTTATTTATCAGTTGGAAACCGTAGCCGTTTAAAACAAA